TTAATAATTTATTTTTTATAATCTAACATTTTTAGGTTAAAAACTACTCATTTTTTGCTCTGTCGACTTTCGCCAAATGGTTTTATACTAGTCTTGTGAGTCGGAGATGGCCATCACCAGTAACTCCAAAAAAATGATGAAGGACGGATTTTTCCGAATGAAAACAGTATTTATATGTTCACCCTACCGAGGGAATGTTGCAGAAAATGAAAAGAAGGCCATTGCCTATTCTAAGCAAGCTGCTAAGGCAGGTTATGTGGCCATCGCTCCGCATTTACTTTTGACGCAGTTCTTAAATGACCGAAATCCTGATGAACGAATCCAGGGCTTGACCATGGGGCAGGAGCTTTTGAAGCGATGTGATGAGATTTGGGTCTATGGTCCCAATATCTCTCAAGGTATGAAGTATGAGATTGAAACGGCGAAAGAGCTTGGGAAACCTTTCCGATTATTCCATGAGAATGGTCAGCTTATCAATCCTCATACCATGGAGATTGATGATAGGGTAGAACCCTTGTTTGCCATCCAATGCAGTGGCCACAAGGTTCGCTATGCAGGAGAAAAAAATCCAAAAGCGACGACGGCTAAAGACTCGGTTTGGTCGAAGTTTCCAAGCATGTTCTTAGAATAAGGAAGGAAAAAGCTATGGCACAAATGAAAAAACTAGAAAAAGTTGTATCCAATTTGCGAATACTGGCAGATAGTTTGGAAGAACTGTGTGGTGTAGTCGACTTAACGGATGAAGCACCTTTTAAAAAAACTGAAAAGGTTTCATCACCAACTGTCTTCATTGAAGATATCCGCAAAGTTCTGGCTGAAAAGTCTCGAGCTGGAAAAACAGAACAGGTGCGAGAACTCCTTCAAAAGTATGGAGCAAACAAGCTCTCTGCAGTAGAAGAGAAGCACTATTCTTCTTTCCTTGAAGATGCGAAAGGACTCTGATATGGCAGAAAAACAACACGCATTATTATCAGCATCTTCCAGCCACCGCTGGCTGACGGTGCCGCCTCTTGCTCGCTTAGAGGAGTTCTTTGAACACAAGACTAATCCTGCAGCAGAAGAGGGGACACTGGCCCATGCTCTAGCTGAGTATAAGCTGAAAAGTGCACTTCAGATAGAAGCAGAAGAACCGGAAGGTGAGTTGACGCTTGAGATGGAACAAGCCACGGAAGATTATGTTGCCTTCATCATAGATGAGTTTGAACAACTGAAACAAGGTACCAGTGATCCAATTGTTCTCATTGAGCAGAAAGTTGACTTTTCTCGCTATGTTCCAGAAGGATTTGGGACGGCTGACTGTGTCATTGTGGTAGACAGCACCCTGCATGTTGTGGACTTCAAGTATGGCAAAGGGGTGCTGGTCGAAGCCGAGAACAACCCGCAGATGAAGCTCTATGCTCTGGGAGCCTTGGAGCTCTATGATGCTCTCTATGATATTGAAGAAGTCAAGATGACCATTTTTCAGCCGCGAAAAGGTAATATCTCAACGGCTATTTTACAAAGAGAAGATTTGGTAGAGTGGGCTGAGACGGAGCTGAAACCTAAGGCTGAACTGGCCTTTAAAGGAGAAGGAGAGGTCACCTATGGTCCTTGGTGTCAGTTCTCTCCTTGTAATGCCGTTCTTAGGGCACGAATGGACTATCATAAAGGGCTTGAACAATTCCAGTTGGCTTCCCCTCATCTTTTGACGGATGGAGAGATTGAAGAAATTCTTCTTCATGTGGATGATCTGGTCAAATGGGCGACAGAGGTAAAAGACTTTGCGACCAAGGTAGCTATTGAATCTCATAAATCATGGGAAGGGTTTAAACTGGTCGAAGGCCGGTCTATCCGTCAGTTTACCGACGAGGATGAGGTAGCCAAACTTGCGGAAGCAGAAGGCTTCACGGATATCTATAAACAAAGTCTGGTTTCTCTGACTGAACTGGAGAAACGGATGGGCAAGAAAGAATTTAACCGAGTGTTAGGGCATTTGGTCCGCAAACCTCAAGGCAAGCTGACCCTTGTTCCTGAAAGTGATAAACGAAAAGAATATATTCCAGCAGCAGCTGAATTTGGAGGAAGCTAATATGTCAAAAGAAACAAAAGTAATCGTCCCTGGACGTCTATCCTATGCGAATGTATGGGAGCCGCAATCTATCAATGGTTCAGAACCGAAATATTCTGTATCAGTTATTATTCCAAAGAGCGATAAGGCCACGATTCAGAAAATCCAACAAGCCGTAGAGCAGGCTAAACAAGAAGCCATTTCAAAATTTGGCGGGAAAATTCCAGCCAATCTGAAACTGCCACTCCGAGATGGAGATATTGACCGGCCAGATGATGAGGCCTATGCCAATAGTTATTTCATTAACTGTAATTCAAAACAAAAGCCGCAGGTCGTAGACCAGCAGGTGCAGCCGATTCTTGATCAGGCGGAAGTCTATTCAGGTTGTTACGGTCGGGTTTCTGTGACCTTTTATGGCTTTAACTCCAATGGCAATCGTGGGGTGGCAGCTGGCCTTGGAAACATTCAAAAATTGAAAGACGGAGAACCACTGGGTGGCCGAGTTCGAGCCGAAGATGAATTCGGTACCGTGGATGATGACGACTTTCTAGCTTGAGGTGGGTCTCCACCTCTTTACCTATTGGAGGACGGATGAAAACTCTAAGCATTGATATTGAAACTTATTCAGATGTAGACTTAACAAAATGCGGAGTCTATCGCTATGTGGATAGCCTAGCCTTTGAGATTTTGCTCTTTGCCTATAAAGAGGGCGAGAAAGAAACGCAGGTGGTAGACTTAGCTCAGGGAGAGCAGATTCCTGAAGAGATTCGTTTAGCTCTATTAGATGATGCCATTATAAAAACGGCCTTCAACGCCAACTTTGAGAGGGTCTGTCTTTCCAAGCTTCTAGGAGAGCATCTTTCGGCTAATTCCTGGTGCTGTACGGCAGTGCTTGCAGCAAGTCTAGGCCTACCATTATCCCTTGAAGGAGTCGGCCGAATTCTCAACATAGAAGAACAAAAGATGAAAGAAGGAGCCAGACTGATTCGCTATTTCTGTCTGCCCTGTAAAGGAACGAAATCCAATGGCATGCGTGAACGAAATTTTCCCCATCATGCCCCTGAGGACTGGGAATTATTTAAACGTTACTGCAAGCGAGATGTAGAGGTGGAACAAGCTATTAGAAAGCGTTTAAGAAATTATTCCTTGCTTGATAGTGAGCAGCTTCTCTATCAGTTGGATCAGGAAATTAATGACCGAGGCATAGAAGTAGACCAGGAGTTGGTTGAACAGGCCATTCTTTGTGACCTTTCTTATAAGGAGCAGGTCACAAAGCGTGCTTATGAATTGAGTGGATTAGAGAATCCGAATTCTGTCTCTCAACTAAAGGGCTGGTTAGAAGAGCAAGGAGTCTTCATGGACTCGTTGGGAAAGAAAGAGGTGACCAAGCAACTCAAAGAAGCAGATGGAGAAGTACTTGAAATGTTAAAACTGCGTCTCTTGATGTCCAAGACCTCCGTCAAGAAATACCAGGCTATCGAACGCTGTGTTTGCTCAGACGGCCGGGTACATGGACTTTTGCAATTTTATGGAGCGAATCGCACTGGCCGCTGGGCTGGACGATTGGTTCAGGTGCAGAATCTTCCTCAGAACAAACTCAAGGATTTGTCCCTTGCCAGAACCCTTGTGAAAGAAGGGAGGTTTGAAACCTTGGATACTCTCTATGACAATGTCCCAGGTGTTCTTTCTGAACTTATTCGGACTGCCTTTGTCCCCAAAGCAGGTCATCAGTTTATCGTTGCTGACTTTGCTGCGATTGAAGCTCGGGTGTTGGCTTGGCTGTCTGGAGAATCTTGGCGATTAGATGTTTTTGAACAGGGCGGGGATATCTATTGCGCATCTGCATCTTCTATGTTTGGAGTACCGGTTGAGAAACACGGTGTTAATAACCACCTTCGCCAAAAAGGTAAGATTGCGGAGCTGGCTCTTGGCTATGGTGGTTCAGTTGGTGCTTTAACTGCTATGGGAGCACTGGATATGGGACTGGAAGAAGAGGAGTTGCAGCCGCTCGTCAATCAGTGGCGGTCAGCCAATCCACATATTGTCGCTTTTTGGTGGGAGATAGATAAGGCCGTAAAGCAGGTATACGAAACAAGAGAATCGAAGAAGATTAAGAATCTAGTCATTAGTTATCAATCGGGAATGCTCTTTATTACGTTGCCTTCAGGTCGTAAATTAGCCTATGTTAAACCTCGCATGGAAATGAATGCATTTGGCAAACCTGGTCTAACCTATGAAGGGATTGGAGAGAGTAAGAAATGGACTCGGCTTGAGACCTATGGACCAAAGTTAGTCGAAAATATTGTGCAGGGTATCGCCCGAGATTTATTGGCTTATGGCATGATGCAGCTCAAGCAAAAGGGATTAGCTATTGTTCTTCATGTGCATGATGAAGCGGTGGTAGAAGTGAGAGAAGAGAGTGTGGCAAAAGTCTGCCAGCTACTTGCCACAAAGCCATACTGGGCCGAAAGTCTGCCCTTACGAGCAGACGGCTATGCCTGTGAATTTTATAAGAAAGATTGAGGAGGAAAGAATGGAACTTGCCATTTCATTAGGAAACAAACGAACCGATAAGATTTGGACACAAACCAGTTATAGCTTGGAGCAGTTTGAAGCCCGTATTTCAACCACTATCCGAACGGCTGAAACGGTAGCGGAATATAAGAAACTGGCGAAGTCAAGGCAAGATAGTATCAAGGATGTCGGTGGCTTTGTTTTAGGAAAGCTTGACAAAGGAAGACGAAAAAAAGATGCCGTACTGTCTCGTTCTGCCCTGACTCTGGACATGGACTTTGCGATACCGGGCATTATGGATGAAGTCGAACTCTTCTTTTCTTTCTTTGCCTATTTCTATTCAACGCATAAACATACCAAAGAGCATCCAAGGCTACGTTTGATTATCCCCTTATCTCGGGAAGTATCGGCTGAGGAATACCAGGCTGTTGCCAGAAAAGTAGCTGAAGACATTGGTATGGAGTTGTTTGATGATACGACCTATGAACCGAGCCGTCTCATGTATTGGCCTTCAACTTCACTAGACGGAGAGTTTGTCTTCAAAAAATTAGAGGGTGACTTCCTCAATCCAGATACGGTTCTAGCACGCTATCAAAACTGGAAAGATACGACTGAGTGGCCAGTATCCAGCCGGCAGAACAAACTGCTGGAGCGAGCCATTGCCAAACAAGCAGACCCACATGGAAAATCTGGCTTGATTGGGGCTTTTAACCGAACCTACACCATTACAGAAGCAATTGAAAAATTTCTAGGAGATGTTTACAAGCCTTCCAGCATTCCAGGTCGTTTTGATTATATTCATGCCACAACCAGTGCTGGTGTTGTTCTTTATGATGACAAATTTGCTTATAGCCATCATGCGACCGACCCTTATGGTCACAGGCTTTTATCGGCTTTTGACCTGGTTCGCCTGCATCTCTTTGGTGATCAGGATGATGAGGAAAAGAAAGACTCAGCTAAGCAGCCGTCTTATAAGGCTATGCAGGACTTTGTCCTAAAAGATGATGCGACCAAAGAGACGCTCGCAAAAGAGCGCTTAGCAGATGCGACTTTGGAATTCGCTGATACGGAGAATTGGCAGGCGAGCTTAGAGCTGGATAAGACTGGCCGGGTTAAGGATACCTTATCCAACATTGCGACCATTCTCCATTTTGACCCCAACCTTCAAAATATTGTCTACAACGAATTCAAGAATGTCATTGATGTGATTGGTGAGCTCCCTTGGAGACGGTCACGCCTAGGCTGGAATGATTCGGACTTAGCTAATGCCAAACTTTACTTTGAGCGTGTCTATGGTATTTGGTCACCAACCAAGTTCAAGGATGCTCTTTTAGCTGTGGTGACTTCTTACCGGCTCTACCATCCTATTAAGGAATACCTAGAACCTTTGATCTGGGATGGGGTTGAGCGGATTGATTCGCTTCTTATCGTTTACCTTGGGGCAAAGGACACAGCTTATACACGAGCTGTTATGAGAAAAACTATGGTGGCTGCGATAGCAAGAATTTATGAACCAGGTATTAAATTTGATTCTATATTGGTATTAAATGGACCGCAAGGAATAGGGAAATCAACCTTTTTTCTTAAGTTAGGTAAAGAGTGGTTCTCGGATTCTCTGGCGATTTCAGACATGCGGGATAAGACTGCGGCAGAAAAGCTGCAAGGCTATTGGATTCTTGAGATTTCCGAGATGACTGGAATCCGAAAAACGGATGTGGAGACTGTCAAATCCTTCATATCTCGCCAGGATGATAAATTCCGTCAGGCTTATGGTGTGAATGTCGAAAGTCACCCACGCGCTTGTATTATTGTGGGTTCAACTAATTCAGAAGGTGGCTTCTTGCGAGACGTGACTGGGAACCGTCGCTTTTGGCCGATTCGAGTGTCCGATGCCAGTCAGTTAAAGCCTTGGGAGCTAGTCGATGTAGACCAATTGTGGGCAGAAGCCAAGGTCTATTATGAAGCAGGGGAGGAATTGTTTCTAAAAGGAAAAGCAGAAAATGAAGCAAATAAAGAGCGACAGGAAGCCATGGAATCAGACGACCGAGAAGGCATTGTTGCAGAGTATTTGGATACCTTATTGCCAGATAATTGGGCCAAGATGGACTTATATGAGCGACGGACTTTCTTGGCTGGGAGCGATTTTGGCAGTCAGAGTTTGAAGGGGACGGAGCAACGTGAGCGGGTCTGCATTATGGAAATTTGGTGTGAGTGCTTTGGTAAGGAAAGGCAGAATATCAAAAAGGCTGATTCCTATGAAATTGAAGGGATTCTAAATAAAATCGGCGGTTGGAATAAGTATGCAGGAAACACGACTGGTAAGATGAAATTTTCCCTGTATGGCACTCAGCGTGCTTTTGTCCGGGTGATGTAAGGCAACTTGGAAAGCCTTAGTTGGTTTCCATAGGTTTTCGATTTTACCTTCCAGCAACCGAGTGGGAAACCTCTCAAAGCCGTTGCCAATAGTGGTTTCTCTAGTACGAGTTTCCTTAGTTGCCTATTTTCTCTAAGAGAGTAGTGTTACTACTAGTAAAATAGGGGTAATGGGCACCCGTACGCGCGTAAGAAGTTTGAACCCTTTTGGCAACCCTTATCGGAAACCCTGGGAGAAGAAATGCGAGAAAGAGAAATTGAAGAAAAACTGAGAGTAGAAAGTCAGAAGCGGGGTGGCCTTGCTATGAAATTTGTCTCACCTGGCTTGGTAGGAGTGCCTGATCGAATCGTGGTATTACCTCAAGGCAGGCTTGGATTTGTGGAGTTAAAAGCCCCAGGAGAAAAGCCCAGAAAGATTCAGGTCAGGCGCATGGAGCAGTTAAGAAAGTTAGGTTTTCTGGTTTATGTGCTGGACGATAAAGAAAAGATTGGAGAAATACTAGATGACATACAAGGCACATCCTTATCAAGAGGTGGCGACTCGGTTCATTGAAGAGCATGAGACAGCTTGTTTGATTCTTGATATGGGACTAGGCAAGACCGTGATTACCTTAACAGCATTGTGGAATTTGATATTGGATTCATTTGAGGTCAGAAAAGTCTTGGTCATTGCCCCGCTTCGAGTGGCCAGTTATACTTGGAAGAGTGAGTTGGATAAGTGGGAGCATTTAAAAGGGCTTGATATTTCTATTGCTATTGGCAGTGAAGTAGAACGAAGAGCCGCTTTATCACGAGCAGCCTTTATTTATAGCATTAACCGAGAAAATGTTGTTTGGTTGATTCAGAATCAACTCTTTGATTTTGATATGGTAGTGATTGATGAACTCTCTAGCTTTAAGTCCTATCAGGCTAAACGATTCAAAGCTTTAAAGAAAGTTCGATTTAAAATCAAGCGCATGGTTGGGCTGACGGGAACTCCTGGGAATATCATGGACTTATTTTCTGAGATTGGGATTTTAGATGGTGGACACCGATTGGGACGCTTTATCACAGGATTTCGTAACCAGTATTTTAACCCTGATAAACGAAACGGTCAGGTCATCTTTTCTTATAAGCCGAAGGCTGGAGCAGAAGAAGCCATCTACGATAAGATAGCAGATATGACGATTTCTATGAAGGCAGTCGATTATCTCAATATGCCAGAACGAGTGGACAATGAAGTACTGGTTGAAATGTCGGAGCAAGAACTGGCTGTTTATAAGGAGTTTAAAACAGAGATGATGGTTTCTCTCAAGGGGCGGGTACTTGATGCCGTAAACAGTGCCAGCCTTTCGAATAAATTGTTGCAGATGGCTAATGGTATGGTTTATGATGAGAATCGAAAGATGGTACTCTTGCATGATCAGAAGTTAGTGGCTCTTGAAGAAATGGTGGAGAGTATGAATGGCCGGCCCTTGTTAATCGCTTATTGGTTCCAGCATGATTTGAAACGCATCAAGGAACGTTTTTCAGAAGCTAGAGTGATTCAAAGCAATCAGGATATTGAGGATTGGAACAAGGGAAAGATTCCCCTTGGTTTGATTCACCCAGCAAGCAGCGGTCATGGGCTTAATCTTCAAGCCGGCGGCCATACCATTTGTTGGTTTGGCTTAACTTGGTCTTTGGAGTTGTACCAGCAACTTAATGCCAGGCTCTGGCGTCAAGGGCAGAAAGAAACGGTTGTCGTTCACCACATCATTACAAAGAGCACAATGGACGAACAAGTTATGAAACGATTGAAAGAAAAGGACATCTCTCAGCAATCCCTGATTGATGCCGTCAAATATGAATTGAGAGAGGAGGAAGCAGATGGATAAAATAGAGAGTCTTTTCTATGATTATAAGAACATGGAAAAGGAGATGAAGCTCTTACGCAGCCAGTTGGACCAGTTTGTCGGCGTCTCGGAAAATGAGATGCTGGACACCATGGTCTATGGTCGGTCTGATGAACCAAGGGTGCAGACCAGTAAGAATCCTTATCGCAGTGAGATAATTGCTTTATCCTACAAGGAAGAAACAGAGAAAGCCAATCGGGAGCTTTATCAATATTTGTCAAAGCGCTACTGTCGTTTAGTTCAGGAATTGCATTTTTTTAAAGTAGCTGTCAGCCAGCTTCCAGATGATTTGGCGGAATTTGTGACTGATTTAGTCATTGTGTCAGAAAGCTGGGACAATCTCATGGTCAAGTACCATATCAGCCGCAGTACCATTAGCAGGTGGAAGCAGAAAGCCATTAAGGAACTGCGTTTGATTTATGCCATCAGAAACCAGCAATTAGAAGATTTTTTACTTAGTTAGAGGAGAACCATATGTGCAAACGAGGCGATATATATTACGTAGATTTTGGAAATCAGAAAAACAGTCATATCCAACAAGGGATTCGACCGGCCATCGTCGTCAGCAATAATAAAGCTAATGACCATTCTCATTTGGTTACGGTTGTTCCCCTAACCAAGCAGGTTCAAAAGAAAAAGCACCTGCCTACTCATGTGTATCTACCTAAGAAAGTTTTCAAAGGGCTCAAGTGCTCCAGCTTGGTTTTGGCAGAGCAGGTTCTTACGGTGGATAAATTTCAGTTAAAAAATAAGGTCATGACCATTCGAGAAGAAGCCTGGCTGGAGCGGATTGACCGGGCTTTACGGGTCCAGATAGGAGTTTAAAAAATTTTGAATAATCTTCGCTAATGACTTGATAAATAAAGAGTAGTACGGTAACATACACATACAAAAAAGAAAAGGGGTAAAAGCCATGAAAAAAATAGTGGACTTAATTAAGAAATACGGATTTTACCACGTTGGAAGTTGACGACTACGTTTGGTTGGACTAAGGAGGTAGAAACATGTGGCAAGAAGGAATATTTACAAGCCGCAATCGAAAGGTGGTTTACCTAGCAAAGGTAAGCACTGAACCTTTCGAGGATGGAATAGACAACGGACGAATCTTTAAATTGGGAGTGGACGTAGATGGTGAGGAAGTCATTAGTTACGACAGGGGTTGGGAAGTGTACCCGGAAGATGAAAGCCTAGAAGAAATTTTGGACCAGATTCTAGAAAGTTTTCCAGCTTAAATATAGAGGGCAGAAATATGTGAAGTTTCTTCCCTAAAAATGTCTGAGATACAAGAAATGGTCATTTCAGGCATTTTTTTGTACATTTGAGAGGATAGCAATCCCTGATCAGTTGTTTTGAGTTATACTAGAAATATCAACAGAAAGAGGTGCTACACTTGAAAATCTTAGAGGTTGAAATCCTATCTACTTTATTTGTTTCAGGAGTTTTTATCTACCATATCAAGGTTCAATTCTTAACACTTTATAATCAACAAACCTATAGCATGCAGGTTATGCCAGTGTCAAAGGAAGCCATTTCAGATATGGCAGCATACGTGATGGAAAATTATTACAGGCGCATGGTTCGTTGTTCATTGAAAAATATTTTGCTTGCATAGCTCTCTAAAATGATGTATAATATAATCAATAAATGAGTAGTCGGCTCATGGTCAATCTGATATTAATCTTGGACATAAGGGCCAAGCGGGTGGCGGACACCAAAATTAAAACCGATATCAATCTTGGACATAAGGGCCAAGCGGGTGGCAGACACCAAAATAAACCGACTAAGAAAGGCGACTCACAACTGTGGGTCGTTTTTTTATTTGGAGGAGCAAATGATACAGAAGTCGAGGTACAGGATTCCAAATCAAAAGGAGTTTAGGCGCTTGGAACAGAGTGTGAATTTAATATACCAGGCTGCAGACTATTTTCAAGAATATTTTGTTGGTCGAAAAATGGTTTATAGCACTCAAAAAAATGAAGTAGAACTTTATTTTTCTCAAACAAATTATATGCATTTATGTGGGCTATACTATTCTGAAGGTGCTGAGAAATTTTTTATTGATTGTTTGGATAAAAAAGTTAATTTGAAATCATTGCTGATAAAAAAGGATGGGACTACGATGCAAAAACTTCAGGTCTTGCCCTCTATTAAGGAACTAACAAGCCCTTATGTTTGGTTGACTGGCTCCGGTAAATATTTGCGTTTAGAGTTTGACTATTCTTTAAGAACAAGAAAGCAAATCCTGGCACTTACACTCAAGGATACACAATCCAAAATAGTTCCACAGTCATTACTGAATTTAAAGTCAAAGGAAGTATTTCCAAAGGGTGAGCCTGTAACCTGCATATATTCCAAAAGTTTATTAGAGAAAGAATTAAAGCAGCATTTCCTAAAAGATGGGTTAAATTGGGATGACTATTTAAAAGATTAAATTTTGAGGTTCTATCTTTTACGAGATAGAACTTTTTTTATTTGTCAAGTAAAAACTGCAAAAATCAAAAAGACGGAACTACCCCGGTACTAGGGTGGAACTAGTGCGGTAGTAAAGCGGAACTACCCCGGAACTAATACGGTACTAAGTCGGTACTGCTTTGCACGAAATATTGTGATATGATTAAGATGTGAAAAAATATAGAGAGGGGTGAAGGCCATGCCAAGACGGCCCGCTCTGCCTTGCAAGCATCCAAACTGTCCAAGGCTAGTGCCTTACGGTTCCAAGTATTGTGAGGAACATAGCCACCTTCATTCACTGGAAGTAAAGTCCACAAAGGAAAAAGGGTACGATTCACGATGGAACAAAGCCAGACTTCGTTTCTTGAAGCTTCATCCCTTCTGCATACGGTGCCTGAAGCGGAATCGTTACAAGCAGGCGACGGTGGTGGACCATATCGTTCCTCACCGAGGAAATCAAAAATTGTTCTGGGATGAGGGCAACTGGCAACCTCTTTGTAAATCCTGTCATGACCATAAAACCGTGACCGAAGACCATACTCCAATTTATGGATATGATTTTTAGTGAAGGGGAGGGGGGATAAAATCTCTGTGAGCTGTCTCTCACAAGACCGTGGCCCCCTCAAACGTGCATTTTCGCAAAATGCAAAAGGGGTATATTTTTTGAAGAAATAAATAACTGAGAAACAAGCTGTAACAAGATGTTATGGCTTATTTTTGTTTCGTTTTATGGTTTAAAAGGTTAGAGATTTCAGTAAAGAAAGGAGGCAGAAATGGACGATTTTCAACGAAAACAGATTAGAAAACTACGTTCTGAAGGTTTGGGATACCAATCAATTGGAAAGATAGTCGGTTTGTCTAGGGATTCTGTTCGCAATTACTGCAAACGCAATCCGGAACTATTGGGCTATCGAAATGCCGTCACAAAGATGATGAAAGACCAAGCCAGCGGCCTTCCTTGTTGCCTTCACTGTAAAGAAACCTTTATCCCCAAAGGAACTGGTCGACCTAAGAAGTTTTGTTCGGATGCCTGTCGGAGATACTGGTGGCAGAACCATCCAGAATTACACCAGAAACAAAATACAGCTTATTATGAATTGACTTGCCAACATTGCGGTAAGTCTTTTTTATCATACGGCAATGCGAACCGGAAGTTTTGTAGCCATGCCTGCTATATTCAATCTCGTTTTTACTAAGGAGGTAGTATGAAAGTCACACAAGATATGACATGGGTTTCTTTACCCATTGACTCTTTAAAACCAGCGGCTTATAACCCACGAAAGAAACTCAAGAAGGGTGATAAGGAATACGAAAAAATCAAGAAATCCATTGTGGAGTTCGGTTATGTTGACCCGATTATTGTTAATTTCGATGGAACTGTAATTGGAGGCCATCAACGACTGACCGTCTTATCTGACTTAGGCTATAAAGAAGTTCAATGTGTTCAGGTTCGGATTGATGATGAGAATAAGGTAAAGGCCCTGAATGTTGCTTTAAATAAAATCACAGGCGCGTGGAATGAAGAACTTCTCGCAGACCTGATGGTGGACTTGCAAGATGCGGATTTCAATTTAGACCTAACCGGTTTTGAAGCCCCGGAAATCGATCAGCTATTTTCTAAGGTTCACAACAAGGAAGTGAAAGAAGATGACTTTGATGTAGATGGGGAGCTGACAAAGCCGACTATCTCGAAACAAGGGGATATCTGGCATCTTGGGAAACACCGAGTGATTTGTGGTGATTCTACAAAGCCAGAAACTTATCAGCTTCTTCTGGGAAATAAGAAGGCCAACCTTGTCGTAACTGACCCTCCTTACAATGTTAATGTAGAAGAAACAGCGGGTAAAATCAAAAATGATAATATGTCCGATGCGGATTTTTTTCAGTTCCTTTTTAACATGTTTGTCAATGTAGAACAGTCTATGGAGGATGATGCTTCCGTCTATGTTTTCCATGCGGATACTGAAGGGCTGAATTTCAGAAAGGCCTTTAAGGACGCTGGATTTTATCTGAGCGGTTGTTGCATTTGGAAAAAGAATACCCTGGTGTTAGGTAGAAGCCCTTACCAGTGGCAACATGAACCTGTGCTCTATGGCTGGAAACAAAAAGGAAAACACCAATGGTTTTCTGATAGAAAGCAGACGACCATTTGGGAATATGACCGTCCAAAATCCAGCAAAGAGCATCCGACTATGAAGCCTGTTCAGCTTATGGCTTATCCGATTCAGAATTCTTCCATGCGAGGGACACTTATCCTGGACCCATTTTTAGGCAGTGGCTCTACCTTAATTGCGGCTGATCAGACCGGTCGGGTTTGTTATGGTATTGAATTGGATGAGAAGTTTGTGGATGTTATTGTCAAACGTTATATGGAAGCGACGGAAAAGTCAGATGTGCTGCTAATCCGTGAGGGCAAGACCTTAGCTTTTGAAGAAGCAGTTAGTGAGTATGAGAAGGAAACAAGCGAAGCATAAGAAGGTGACGGAAACAGAAGCCCTCCAATATCTCAAGGGACTGTCTGAACAATTGGTTGACTTATCACAAGATTCTCCTGAGGTACAGGAATTGAGGAACTCTATAGAGCGTGCTCGTAAGACTAGACAATTTGGATATTTGGAACTAGAGTATTTGGACCAAGCGATGAAAGAACTCGAATCAAAATTTCAAAATTAAGCATAATAATTATCGATTATAACTGGATAAATATGTATATTAGAGGTATTATACCATTGACCAAATTAAATCCCCAAAAGGAGAAACATATGATGCTCTATTCAAATGCAGAAGCCAATCTGATCTTGGAACAGGCTCGCAATCGTTTAGCCCTCTTACCCAAAGGATTTATAGCCTTAGCTAAAGAACGTGATTTAGACAGTGTAGAACAGGAAGATTCTACCCAGGTTCAGAACTTGCTAATCTCCATTCAAGAAGCTGATACGAGTGGAAAAATGGCAGATCTGGAATTGCAGCTGATTGTTGAAGATACTAATCGTATCTGGAAAGATATTTCTTTCACTTAGAGAAAGTAAGGAGATAGCGAAATGGTGAATGCGAAGATTGTAGATTTATTAAAAAAACGGTATCCTGCTGGGACTCGGGTAAGGCTTCTCAAAATGGAGGACCCGAACGCAGTGCCTATCGGTACACTCGGAACAGTCGAGGATGTAGATGATATTGGTTCCTTGATTGTTCAATGGGACAATGGACGGCAACTCCATGTGTTGCATGGTATTGATGAAGTCGAGAAAATCGATTCATAAGAAATAAAGCCTTCGGGCTTTTTTCTTGTGGGCTGAAGGAGGTGAGGGCATGGCACAGAAGGGCAGAAAGCCCAAACCAACTAGTTTAAAAATCTTAGAAGGGAATCCTGGCAAGCGTCCACTTCCAAAGAATGAAATTCAGCCTAAGAAGAAAGCTCCTAGATGCCCTTCTTGGCTTGAAGAAGATGCCAAAAAAGAATGGAAGCGTATGGGCAAAATCCTGGAAGGTTTGGGACTTTTAACCGATATGGATATGATGGCTTTTGCGGGTTACTGCCAAGCTTATGCACGCTGGAAGGAAGCAGAAGAGTTTCTTTCAAAACATGGTTCTATTATTAAAACTCCCAATGGCTATCTCCAACAAGTGCCACAAGTTTCCATTTCTCAAACTAATCTCAAAATCATGCTCAAGTTCTGTGAGCAGTTTGGTTTAACTCCATCTGCTAGAACACGGCTGGCTTCAATGGATACAGAAGTGGGTTCAGGAGATGAAATGGAAGATTTACTTGGAGGGCGCTTATGACGTATCACTATATCCCTTCTCCCTTCATGCTTCCAACTTCTCATTATGATGAGAAAAAGGCAGACCGGGCAGTAACCTTCATTCAGAATCTCTGTCACACCAAAGGGCGCTGGGCGGGACAGAGATTCTTATTATTACCCTGGCAGGAACAAATTGTACGTGACCTTTTTGGTATCGTAAAGGGAGATGGGAATCGACAGTTCCTGACGGCCTATGTAGAGATTCCCAAAAAGAATGGGAAGTCTGAACTGGCTGCTGCGATTGCTCTTTATCTCTTATACGCAGACGGGGAAGCCAGTGCCGAAGTGTATGGAGCGGCTTGTGACCGAAATCAGGCTTCTATTGTTTTTGATGTGGCCAAGCAAATGGTTTTGATGAGCAGGGCTTTAGAAAAACGCTCCAAAGTCATGAGTGCCACTAAACGTATCATCAATTATTCCAATGCAGGCTTCTATCAAGTGTTATCGGCTGAAACTGGAACCAAGCATGGACTCAATGTATCAGGTCTGGTCTTTGATGAAATCCATGCCCAGCCCAATCGTCATTTGTATGATGTCTTAACCAAAGGGAGTGGTGATGCCAGAGAGCAGCCCCTCTTTTTTATTATCACGACAGCAGGAAATGACAAAAACTCCATCTGCTATGAATTGCATACCAAGGCCTTAGATATACTAAAGGGGCGAAAAAAAGATAGTACCTTTTATCCAGTTGTCTATGGTCTTTCAGAAGAAGATGATTGGAACGATGAAGAGAACTGGCTAAAGGCTAATCCCTCCCTTGGTCATACAATTGGGATTGACCGGGTTCGGGAAGCTTATCTGAATGCCTTAGATAACCCAGCAGAAGAAAATGTATTCAAGCAATTGCGACTCAATATCTGGACCAATTCAGCAGTGACTTGGATTCCGGAACATATCTATGATAAAGGGAGCCAGAAAATTGATGTGGAGATTTTAAAAGGCAGGGATTGCTATGCTGGTCTGGATTTATCTTCCACTTCAGATATTACGGCTCTTGTACTGATGTTTCCACCTAGACATGAAGGCGAGAACTATCAGGTTCTACCTTTCTTTTGGTTACCTGAAGATACACTAGCTCTCAGGTCCAGAAGAGATCATGTGTTGTATGATGTCTGGGAAAAGCAAGGCTTTCTTCTTACCACAGAAGGGAATGTCGTTCATTACGGTTTTATTGAACGGTTCATTGAAGAACTCTCCACTATCTACCACATCAGAGAAATTGCTTATGACCGCTGGAATGCAACACAGATGGTTCAAAACCTGGAGGGCATGGGCTTAACAATGGTTCCATTTGGTCAGGGCTATAAGGACATGAGTCCACCTTCCAAAGAGTACTATAAACTCATGATGGAAGGTAAAATCCAGCATGGAGGTCATCCGGTCCTAAAATGGATGGCCCAAAACGTAGTCATGAGACAGGACCCAGCCGGAAATATTAAGCCTGATAAAGAAAAATCTGTCGAAAAGATTGACGGGATTGTCGCAACCATTATGGCTTTAGACAGGTGCATTCGACATCAAAAGAATGACGGTAGTATTTATGATGAGCGAGGAATCTTATCCTTTTAAATTTATTAGATTTTCCACAATTGAAAGAGTGATTGTAAAGCATCTCAAGCGAGGTGCCTTTTTTCATGCCTAGAAAAGGAGATGAATATGGGAATATTGGAACGATTAGGACTAAAACGACAGAGGGGAGAGCCCAAAAATAAGTATGAAGGGAATGACTTTTCGCTACTCTTTGGTCGAACCACGAGTGGGAAAACAGTCAATGAACGGACGGCATTACAAACGACAGCGGTCTATGCCTGCGTAAGGATTCTGTCAGAGACCATTGCATCTTTACCTCTTCATGTTTATCGATACACCGAAGGAGGAAAAGCAAAGGATACGGAACATGTCCTTTACACGCTTTTGCATGATGAGCCGAATCCTGACATGACATCTTTTGTCTTTCGGGAAACCTTGATGAGCCATCTCTTGATCTGGGGAAATGCCTATGCTCAGATTCTTCGTGACCGTTCAGGTCAGGTGATTGGGCTGTATCCTTTGCTGCCGGATCAGATGAGCGTTCACCGAAGTGAGAAGGGGAAGCTCTATTATGTTTACAATCGCTATGAAGAAGATAATCCTAATTTTCAGGAAAAAGGGAGCATCGTTTTATCACAAGAAGAAGTGCTCCATATTCCAGGCTTAGGGTTTGATGGTCTGATTGGTTATTCTCCGATTGCTCTGGCAAAGAACGCAGTCGGGATGACGCTTGCTTGTGAAGAGTATGGCGCTAGTTTCTTTGGGAATGGGGCTAACCCTGGGGGAGTTCTTGAACACCCGGGGATTTTAAAGGACCCAGGAAAGGTGCGAGATTCCTGGAATTCGGTCTATCAGGGCACTCGGAATGCCCATAAGGTTGCCGTCCTAGAAGAAGGGATGAGCTATAAGCAAATTGGGATACCGCCTGAAGAAGCACAGTTCTTGGAAACCCGTAAATTTCAAATCAATGAGATTGCGCGTCTCTTTCGTATACCACCGCACATGGTAGGGGATTTAGAGAAGTCCAGTTTTTCGAATATTGAGCAACAATCCCTTGAGTTTGTTAAGTATACCTTGGACCCCTGGGTGGTTCGGCTTGAACAGGCTCTTAAGAAAAGTTTGCTGCTGCCGGAAGAAAAGAAGACCCATTTCATTAAATTCAATGTGGATGGCCTGCTTCGTGGGGATTACCAAAGTCGAATGAACGGCTATGCGATTGGCCGACAAAACGGCTGGCTCTCGACAAATGATATCCGAGAGCTGGAAGAACTCAATCCTATCCCGCCAGAAGAAGGGGGCGACCTTTATCTGATTAATGGGAATATGACCAAGTTAAAAGATGCAGGAGGATTTATGAAAGATAACCATGAAGGAGAGAGTCATGAATAAATTTTGGAATTTCAGCGAGGATGAAACGGGGCGTGTGCTGCATCTAAATGGTACAATCGCTAGTGAATCCTGGGTGGATGATGATGTGACTCCGCAAATCTTTAAGAATGAACTCATGAGTGGCACCGGACCATTGACCTTATGGATTAATTCACCGGGTGGAGATGTCTTTGCGGCAGCTCAAATCTACAATATGTTAATGGACTACAAGGATGACGTGACCGTCAATATTGATGGCATAGCAGCTTCGGCAGCCAGTGTTATTGCTATGGCGGGAACCACCGTCAATATGAGTCCAGTTGCTATGATGATGATTCACAATCCGATGACGGTCGCAATTGGCGATTCTAAAGAAATGGAGAAGGCCATTGCTATGTTATCGGAAGTCAAAGAGTCCATTCTCAATGCCTATGAAATTAAGACTAGTTTATCTCGGGTACAGCTATCCCACTTGATGGATGCTGAGTCTTGGTTTAATGCTAAGAAGGCTCTTGAACTTGGGTTTGCGGATTCTATTTTGTATGAGCCTGCACCTCATGAAGATGGGACGGTTCAAAGTATGATGTTTAGTCGAGCAGCGGTGACCAACCAGCTGCTTTTAAAATTGGCTGATAAAAAATCTCAGCCCAAAACACCAGTTTCTCAGTTAGAGAAACGGTTGTCACTCTTGAAATAAGAAAGGAATAACCATGAGTAAAATTTTACAATTGCGAGAAAAACGAGCGCAGGTATGGGAGAAAGCAAAAAGCTTTCTGGATACCTGTCGGGATGATAAGGGGCTGGTTTCTGTAGAAGATACGGCCCGTTATGAAGAAATGGAAGATGAGGTTGTTCGCCTTGGTAAAGAGATTGAACGCTTGGAGCGGCAGGAAGCACTGGACAAGGAATTAGCCAGTCCGGCTAGTCAAGCCATTGTCGCCAATCCAACTGTAGGCGGAGGAAATCCAAAAGGCGGACGTTCCTCTAAAGCCTATAACACAGCTTTTTGGAACAATATCCGCAAGAAAAACTTCTATGATATCGAAAATACCCTCAGTATTGGAGACGACTCACGTGGCGGTTACTTGGTTCCAGATGAATATGAGAAACGTCTGATCCAGGCTCTTCAAGAAGAAAACTTCATGCGGAGTCTTGCAACGGTCATTCAGACTTCAAGCGGGGAGCGGAAGATTCCAGTTGTGTCAGGGAACGGTGAAGCCACTTGGATGGATGAGAACTCTAAGTTCAAGGAATCAGAAGATACCTTTAGTCAAGTAACGCTTGGTTCCCATAAGGTTGGAACAGCTATTAAGATTTCTGATGAGCTGCTCTATGATTCCGTCTTTGATTTGGAAAGCTATATGGCTAATGAATTTGCTCGTCGTATTGGTGTGAAGGAAGAAGAAGCTTTTCTGATTGGTGATGGAACAGGTAAGCCAACTGGAATTTTTCAAACGGTCACTGAAGGGGCGACTAGTGGTGGTGCGACGATTACCTTTGACGATGTCATGGATTTGTATCACTCGCTTAAATCACCTTATCGGAAAAATGCAGTATGGATTTTGAACGACTCCACCGTAAAAGCTTTACGGAAACTCAAGGACAATAACGGCAACTATATCTGGCAGCCATCTGTTCAAGCTGGTGTACCAGATATGATTCTGAATCGTCCTTATTTCACCTCTAGCTTTGTACCAACGATTGATACAGGTAAAAAAGTTTTGGCTTTCGGTGACTTTTCTTACTACTGGATTGCGGACCGTCAAGGACGTTCCTTTAAGCGTCTGAATGAGCTCTATGCAGAAAGTGGTCAAGTTGGCTTCCTTGCTAGTCAGCGTGTGGATGGTAAGTTAATTCTGAATGAAGCGGTTAAAGTTTTGACCATGAAATGAGGCTTCTCATGAAGATTAGTTTGGAGGAAGCAAAGAACTATCTAAGGGTTGAACACTCAGAGGATGACCACTTGATTCAAGTCATGATTTCTGCCAGTGAAGAGTTGTGTTCCAGTATCCTACGCAAGAATCTGGAGGAAGTGACAGAGGAGAAAGAAGTTGACTTCCTTCAGACGATTGTTTTGTTTGGGACAGCTTATCTTTACGAGCACCGAGAAGAAAGAGGGCAGGAGAGTTTGGTAGAACTCCTCAAGGCTCTTCTTTCTGCTCACAGAAGGGATGTGTTCTGATGAAGATAGCTCCATTAAGCAAACGGGTTTTCTTTGAAAAACGAGTCATTGTGCAAGATGCTATTGGCAATGAAAACAGTCAGTGGCAACCATTGTTTTCTAGGTGGTGTTCCTGCAAGGTACTTCTTGAAACGGAAGGCACTGCAACAGTGATGGTCAAGAATATTCATCAGTTACGCTTTACGCTGCGTTATGACCCGGCTATTCAAGAGTTGGATAGTAAAACCACTCGTCTTCGCTTTGAGAATAAGGTTTATAATATCAAGGCCATTGATTCGTTGACTTATCCTCAGAAGATAATCCTGATAGATGCGACAGAGGAGGTACAATATGCCAACAATTGACCCGTCTGACCTAGCTCGGGTTGTTCAAAAGGAGTTAGAAGATTATGTTGAAAGGTCTACTGAAACAGTGAAAGCAGTGGTGGAAGACAGTACGCAGGAAGCTGTTAATGAGTTAAAGCAACATTCTCCAAAAAATCGGGGAAAATATGCTCGAGGATGGACCTCTACCGCGACTAAAGAAACGAATCTAGCTTTGACAAAAACGATTCATAATCGAACACCAGGACTGACGCATCTCTTAGAAAATGGTCATGCCAAACGAGGCGGTGGCAGGGTTGAAGGAATTCGGCATATTGCTCCTGTTGAAGAAAAGATGATTCGCCAATTTGAAGAGCGCTTGAAGGAGAAGTTATGAAAAAAGATGAGTGGTTTTCATTTTTGAACAGTCTAGGTTTACCCTGTGCCTATCATCATTTTGAGGAGGGGCATAGTCCAGCTCCTCCCTTTGTGGTGTATTGGTTTCCTGCTTCTCAGAATTATGGTGCAGATAATCTGGCTTATCACAAAGGAAGTCAAGTCAGACTGGAGCTTTATACCGAGAAAAAAGACCTTGAATTAGAAGAGAAAATAGAAGCAGCACTCGACAGTCATTCTCTCTTTTTTGACAAGGAAGAAACCTACCTGGATACGGAAAAGTTGTATCAGGTCATTTATCATTTAAATCAATAGAAAGGAAAAATCCGATGGAGAAAAATAAAGTCACCTTTGGTTTGCAGGATGTCCATTGGGCAGAAGTAACCAAAGAAGGAGATGATGGGGAGCTGACCTACGGGACAGTGGAGCGACTTAGGGGTGCCGCAGAGCTGACCTTAGAACCCCAAGGGGATTCAGGGTCCTATAAAGCAGACAACATCAATTTTTATACGACAGAATCTAATGATGGCTATGAAGGAACTTTGAAACTGGCTCTTTTGACACAGGAATTTTTGACCCGAGTGTTAGGAGAAACGATTGATGCCCAGAGTAAAGTCATCTCAGAAATCGCAAGCAGTGAGAAGAAAAACTTTGCTTTGATGTTCCGATTTGAAGGGGATAAGAAAGAAACGCTCCATGTGCTCTATTATTGTTATGCAAGCCGGCCAACAGTAGCTTCTAAAACAAAGAGCGGTTCAGACATCAATGAAGTGGAATTGAAATTCAAAGCCAGTCCTCGGCCGCTTGATAAGCTAGTCCGTCGCAGGACCACAGAGGATACCCCAGAAGATGTCAAAAAGACTTGGTTCGCAAAAGTCTATGAACCAACTGTGAAACCAGGAGGTTAATCATGAGGAAAATGATTCAGTTATCAGGTAAGAACATTGAGCTAGCTACTAATGCTTACACACCAATTGCCTATAAAAAAGAATTTGGGAAAGATTATTTTCAGGATCTGTTTCAAATGTTGCAGGCAGAGTCGATTCTAAAAAAAGCTGAACAGCTAGAAGAAGGCAAAACTTTATCTGCATCGGATGTGGATATGAGCATGTTAGCGGATTTTGATATGACGTTTTTCCACCGGATCTTTTGGGTTTTTGCCAAATCAGCTAACCCATCTATTGAACCTTTTGAAGAGTTCTTTATGGGCTTAGAAGAATTTCCGCTTCAAACAGTAGGACCGGTTCTGATGGAATTGTTAAATCAAGGAATGACCACCAGAAAAAAGTCGATGCGTCGGAAGAAGCGAGTAGCGAAACCTTCACGGTAGAATCCTATCTTCACTGTTGTAAAGAGACAGGACTATCCATGTCAGATTTAAAAGAGATAACGATTGGCATGGCCTTGGACTATCAGACAGACTATGTGGAAGTGCGTACCAAAGAAGCAGATAGAACTCGCAAGGCTACGCAGGTAGACTTTGATAATTTTTGATGTGGCGGTAAGGAGGTGACGGTATGGCTGGAACGATTAAAGGAATCACAATTGAAATTGGAGGCGATACCCAGCCCTTACAAAAAGCTCTAAAAGGGGTGAACCACGAAGCCATAGAAGCAAGCCGAGAACTGAAACAAATTGATAAGGCACTAAAATTTGACACAGGCAATGTCACTCTCTTAACTCAGAAACAAGAGGTTTTAGCCAATCAAGTTCAAACAACCAAAGAGAAGCTAGAGACACTACGGCAAGCCCAATCTCAGGTAGAAGCTCAGTTTCAAAGCGGGAAAATCGGAGCTGATCAGTATCGAGCTTTTCAAAGAGAGGTCGAAATCACTCAGAACACTCTCAAAATCTATGAGAATAAGCTAGAGGGTGTCAACCGAGCTTTGGAGCAAAATGGCTCCAGTGTCACCAGCAACAAAAGTAAACTAGCTGCTTTAGGAGCTGAACAAAATCAACTAGCTTCAGAGAGTGAGAAAGTCGCTTCCTCTTTTAAGTTGCAAGAAAGTCAGCTAGGTCGTAATGCCAGTGAATCTGAAAAACTGGCCCTTGCTCAGAAAAAGGTTGCGGCTCAGTCAGAGATTGTCGAGAAACAGATTGCCAATTTAGAACGGCAGTTAGAGTTGACCAAGGCTGAATACGGTGAGAACTCAGTTGAAGCCAATAAACTAGAAAAGTCACTCAATGAAACCAAGACAGCTTATCATCATCTGCAAGATGAGATGAGCAGCATGAGTGGGGCAAGTGATAATGCCAACCACAGCTTAGCAGAAACTAACAATCTTCTAAGGTCTGAGATTCTAGCCAACTTCAGTGAAAAACTGAGCGAAATCAGTCAGAAGCTGATTGACTTCGGGAAAGCAACACTGGAAGCTTTTCGTGAAGTGGACGAAGGGATGGATATCATTGTCACCAAAACCGGTGCCAGCGGAAAAGCACTGGATGAGATGACAGATATCGCAAAAGGTCTTGCGACTGAGATTCCCACAGACTTTCAAACAGTAGGTAGTGCTGTAGGTGAACTCAATACTCAGTTTGGCCTAACAGGTGGTGCCTTGAAGGACGCTTCTGCGACTTTGATTAAGTATGCGGAAATCAATGGTTCGGACGTGACGGAGTCCGCTATTTCCGCAAAACAAGCTATTGAAACTTATGGACTTGAAACGAGCGATTTAAATCGGGTCTTTGATACCGTCACCTATACGGCCCAGGCGACTGGTGTCAGCGTTCAAGATTTGATGACCAAAGCTATTCAAGGTGCTCCACAAATTAAGGCTTTAGGACTTTCGTTTGATGAGGGTGTGGCTCTTATGGGGCAATTTGAAAAAAGTGGGGTCGATTCTTCGGCTGCTCTTTCTTCCCTTTCCAAAGCAGCAGTCAACTATGCGGCTAAGGGCAAGACACTGAGTGAAGGCTTAAGAGAAACGGTCGAACAAATCCGAAACAGCACTAGTGAAACGGAAGCCTTAACGCTTGCATCCAGTATCTTTGGTACTAAAGCTGCTCCACGGATGGTCGATGCTATTAAGCGGGGGGCTCTATCTTTTGACGATTTAGCCGGAACCGCAGAAAAAGCGAAAGGGGTGGTTGCTTCTACCTATGAAGCAACGCTTGACCCTATCGATCAGTTCACCTTAGCTCAAAATGCGGCTAAAGAGGCCATGGCCGAAGTTGGAGGAGCGATTGCAGAAACCCTAGCTCCATTTCTCCAACAACTTGTTCCGATTTTGAAAAGTGTTGCGGAATGGTTCGTGAATCTTCCGGAACCTGTGCGGGAGTTCATTCTGGTTGTGGGTGGACTGGTGACTGTTGCGGGTATTCTCTTACCCATTATTGTGGCCTTACAAGCTGCAGCTTTAGCTCTTGGGACGACGATTGGAGGAATGTTAGCTGCGGCTGCTCCGATTGTAGGGATTGTACTAGCGGTGATAGTAGCTGTTGCTTTATTGGTCATTGGTATTAAGGAACTGTGGGAACATAATGAAGCTTTCAGAACGGCTGTTACTGAAGCTTGGAATGCTATCTATTCAGCTATTTCTTTCATCGTTCAACAAGTCGTAGACTTTGTGATGGAAATTTGGGGAATCTTGGTTTCTTGGTGGCAGGAAAATCACCAGTTGATTCAAGATACTGCAACGACAGTCTGGAATGCCATTTCGACGGTAATCACCACCATTATGGATTTAATTGGGCCTTATCTAACAGCCGTTTGGGAGAATATCAAGCTCGTTGTCACAACAGCCTGGGATATTATCAAGACGATAATAGAAACAGTCCTAAATATTATTCTTAGCATTATCACATTGGTCATGCAGGTAATTACTGGGGATTGGTCTGGTGCCTGGGAAACCATTAAGCAAATTGTATCTACCGTATGGGAAGGGATTCAGTCCATCATTGGCACCATTCTTAATGCCATCTGGCAATTTATAGTGAATAGCTGGAACGGTATCAGAGATAGTGTTTCAAATATTCTATCAGCCCTTTCTTCTTTATTTTCATCCATTTGGAATGCCATTCAATCCACGGTGACAGGGATTGTTCAGGGGATTGCAAGCACACTATCTAATATCTGGAATGGTATCTTGCAGACCATATCAAATATCCTAAACAACATCTTCTCAACTGTTCGAAATATTTGGGATGGAATTAAAAATGCCATTTCTGGAGCGATTGATGGGGCTAAAAATGCCGTATCCTCTGCCATCAATGCCATAAAGAGTCTCTTTAATTTTCATATCTCTTGGCCGCATATTCCTTTGCCACACTTTAGTGTCAGTGGGTCGGCCAATCCGCTTGATTGGCTAAAAGGGGATATTCCACGGATTGGGATTGAATGGTATGCCAAGGGTGGGATTTTAACCAAGCCAACCATCTTTGGCCTAAATGGTACGAATCTCTTAGTAGGAGGGGAGGCAGGCAGAGAGGCGGTTCTTCCCTTAAACAGAGAAACATTGAGTCAGATTGGTCGTGGAATTGCTTCTACCTTGGATGCTCTGCCGCAGATTACCATTACGATTTCAGATGTTGTGATCAGAGAAGAAGCGGATTTAGAACGCTTGGCAGAACATGTAGCAGGAAGATTGGCAGATGAACTCACTAGGCAAAAACAACTGAAAGGATTGGGAATATGATTCGACACAATGAGTTGGTGATTGATGGGGTGCATACTTCCTCTTTCCCTTTTAAGGTGATTGTAGAAAACAGTCCACCGATTGTCATGAAAAGCAGCAAGACTCAGCTCCTTGAGCATAGAGGGATCAGTGGTGCCGTCATGGAAACCAACAAGAATCGCAATGTGATGGAGTTGACATTTAAGATTTATGTGGTCA